AAGTACACCTCAAGGGAGAGCTGGTTAACGGCGGCTGCGCCGTGGCCCCGGACAGCCAGAATATGCGCGTGGATATGGGGCAATACCGCACAAACGCCTTTTCCGGCGTCGGCAGCTTTTCCACGGTTAATGTGCCTTTCACAGTACGTCTGCTGGATTGCAGCGTGGACGTCTCCCGCACCGTGGGGATCCAGTTCCAGGGAGTGACACCGACAGAAGACCCGCAGGTTTTCCTGGCGACATCGCGGCCGGGGGAAAATGCGGTCAGCAGTGGTGTCGGGCTGGCGCTTTTTGACGAACAGCAACGTCAGATCATCCCGAACGCGACGGCGGTGAGCTGGTTACCCATTGACACCCGCGAGCTGGTATTTCATTTCAGCGCCCGCTACCGGGCAATTTCCGAACACCTTGTACCAGGCACTATTCAGTCGAATGTCTGGTTTACGTTGATTTATCCCTGACGCCTGCGAACTAATTATTAAAGGTACGGTTGTGATGAACACCCTGATTAAACCTGGACTGTTTTTAGCTTTTATTTTGATGATGGTTTCTGCCAGCGCGAATGCGTCCGGCGGGATTGCGCTGGGCGCGACGCGCGTTATTTATCCGGCCGATGCCAAACAAACGTCGCTGGCGATCACCAACAGCAATAAACAAGAGCGCTATTTAATTAACGCGTGGATAGAAAATGCCAACGGGCAAAAGGAAAAAACCTTTGCCGCCACGCCGCCGCTGTTTGTCAGCGAGCCGGCCAGCGAAAACACCCTGCGCATTATCTACGCAGGCCCGGCGCTGCCTGCCGATCGCGAATCGCTCTTTTACATGAACGTCAAAGCGATTCCCTCCGTCAGCAAAAAACATCAGGACGGTAACAACGTCCTGCAACTGGCTATTCTGTCACGTATCAAGCTGTTTGTTCGCCCGGCTAACCTGGCGATGCCGCCGGAAGAGGCGCTCTCACAGCTGCGCTTTGAGCGCGTCGGCAACCATCTTAAGGTGAGCAATGCCTCGCCGTATTACGTCACGCTGGTCAATCTGAAGCTCGGCGGTCAGACGCTGGATAACCTGATGGTTGCTCCTAAAAGCTCGGCGCAGCAGGTGCTGCCTGCCGCTACGAGCGGCACGCTCTCCTGGCAGAGTGTGAATGACTATGGCGCCATTACGCCGGCGCGTAGCGTCAGCCTGTGAGCAGAGACAGGGCGATGAACACTCAATGGCGTTACTGCCCGGTTGCGCTGGCACTGATGGCAACGCTCTGGCCACTCGCTGGCTGGGGCGAAAGCTACTTTAACCCGGCGTTTCTCTCCGATGACACGGCGAACGTGGCGGATTTGTCGCGTTTTGAAAAAGGCCACCAGCAGGCACCGGGCGTCTATCGCGTCGATATCTGGCGTAACGATGAGTTTATCGGCACGCAGGACGTGCGGTTTGAGCAAGCTGACAACACGCCGCCGGTCGCGGGCGGTTTGTCGCCGTGCATTACGCGCGCGATGCTCGATCGCTTTGGCGTCAATATCGCCGCCTTCCCGGAACTGAGCAACGTGCAGGGCGATACCTGCGTTCCGCTCACCACGGCTATTCCGGGCAGCGAAACGGCGTTCAACTTCGCCTCGTTGCGCCTGAACGTCAGCCTGCCTCAGGTGGCGATGCAAAACAGCGCCCGCGGGTATATTCCACCTGAACAGTGGGATGAAGGCATCCCCGCCGCGCTGCTGAACTACAGCTTTACCGGCAACCGGGGCAGCGACGACGACAGCTACTATCTGAACCTGCAAAGCGGGTTGAACTATGGCGCCTGGCGATTACGCAATAACGGCGCGTGGCGTTATACCGAAAGCAACGGCCAGCGGCACAGCAGCTGGCAAAATATTGGTACCTGGGCGCAGCGTACGATCATCCCGCTGAAAAGCGAGCTGGTGCTTGGCGACAGCAACACCGGTAACGATGTCTTCGACAGCGTTGGTTTTCGCGGTGGTCGCCTCTATTCGTCCGACAGTATGTACCCGGACAGCCTGCAAGGTTACGCGCCTACCGTGCGCGGAATCGCCCGCACCCCTGCCAAAGTGGTGATCCGCCAGAACGGATACGTGATTTACCAGAGCTATGTGCAGCCGGGGGCTTTTGCGATAACTGATCTTAACCCGACCTCCTCAAGCGGTGACCTGGAGGTGACGGTGGAAGAGAAGGACGGCAGCCAGCAGCGCTACACCGTCCCGTATTCCACCGTTCCGCTGCTCCAGCGTGAAGGACGCTGGAAATACGATCTGGTGGCAGGGGACTATCGCAGCGGCAACAGCGAGCAGGACACGCCGTTCTTTACTCAGGGTACGATGATTGCGGGTCTTGCCGACGGCTACACGCTATACGGCGGAACGCAGCTGGCCTCGCGCTATACCGCCATCGCCATTGGCGCGGGTAAAAACCTCGGTGACTGGGGAGCGGTTTCACTTGATCTCACCCATGCCCGCAGCCAGCTTGCCGATGACAGCCGCCATGAAGGGCAGTCCCTGCGGTTCCTGTACGCAAAATCCCTTAACGGATTCGGCACCAACTTCCAGCTGCTGGGCTATCGCTACTCGACCAAAGGCTTCTACACCCTCGACGATGTGGCCTGGCGCACAATGGAAGGCTACCAGTATGGCGACGATCAGGACGATGACGGCGTGCCGGACGTGCAGAGCTATCACAACCTGACGCTGAATAAAAAAGGGCGTTTCCAGCTCAATATCTCCCAGTCTCTCGGCGATTACGGCTCGGTGTACGTGTCGGGCAGCCAGCAGAGTTACTGGGGCACCAGCGAATCCAACGTCTGGTATCAGCTTGGCTACGCGGGCGGGGTGAAAGGGGTCAGCTACGCCTTATCCTGGTCGTGGAACAAGGCCGTCGGCATTGACGGAACCGACCGGATCGCCTCGTTCAACGTCTCCGTCCCGTTCAGCCTGTTCACCCGTCACGGCTACCGTCGCGATAACGCGATCGACCGGGCCTATGCCACAGCCTCTGCCAGCCGTAACAGCGACGGTGATACCAGCTGGCAGACCGGGATCAGCGGAACGCTGCTCCAGGATCGTAACCTGAACTACAGCGTCACGCAGGGTCACACCAGCAATAACGGTGCCAGCGGCAGCGCCAGCGCTAACTGGCAGGCAACGTACGGCACGCTGGGCGTGGGCTACAACTACGCCCGGGATCAGCACGACCTCAACTGGCAGCTCTCCGGCGGCGTGGTAGGGCATTCAGACGGCATCACATTCAGTCAGCCGCTGGGCGATACCAACGTCTTGATCAAAGCGCCGGGCGCGTCAGGCGTGAGCGTCGAAAACCAGACCGGCGTCAAAACAGACTGGCGTGGCTATGCGGTGATGCCGTACGCCACGGTGTACCGTTACAACCGCGTGGCGCTCGACACCAACACCATGAGCAACAACACCGACATTGAAAATAACGTTTCCAGCGTCGTGCCGACGAACGGTGCGCTGGTGCGCGCCAGTTTTGACACCCGCATCGGCGTGCGTGCGCTGCTCACCGTGAAGCGTGATAACCAGCCTGTACCGTTTGGGGCGGTGGTGCGTGAGACGCAGAGCGGCGTAACCAGCATGGTGGGAGATGACGGTCAGATTTACCTGAGCGGGCTGCCGCTGAGCGGAGAACTGCTGATTCAGTGGGGAGACGGGAAACAGTCCCAGTGTCGTGCGCCCTACAGCCTGCCAGAACAAAGCCTGCAACAGGCGATCACACTTAAGGGGATCCGCTGTGAATAAAATCCATTATCTGGGGCTATCCCTGCTGGCGTTTTTTCCGCTATCTGAGGCCTTCGCCACGGTCTGCGTCAATGAAAATGGCGTGCCGACGGAGGTGTATTACGACCTGACGGATAAATTTAACAGCTCCAATAACCAGGTGGGGCAGATTGTCACGCTCAGCGAGAAGTCCCAGTGGGTGGGCGTCAACGCCGTCTGCCCTAAGGGAACGTCCGGGAACACCACCAAGCGCAGCTATGTTACCGATTTCCCTGTTACGGGCACCAGCGATGGCTACCAATATCTGAAGCTAAACGACTATCTGGACGGGGCGATGAAAATTACCGACAGCTACGCTGGCACGTTTTATCCGCCCAAAAGCTACATTCAGATGGGGAGCCACCCGAATGTGTCTAAAAACAAACCGTTTGGCGTACAGGATTCCAGCCTCGTCTTCCGGCTTAAAGTGACCCGACGCTTTATCAATATGGTGGTGATCCCCCGGGCGACTATGTTCCGGGTTTACGTCACCACGACCTCCTCGGATCCACTCACCACGCCGGTTTATACCATCAGCTACAGCGGGACCATTCAGGTGCCTCAGAGCTGTGAAATTAATGCCGGGAATGTGGTGGAGTTCGATTTCGGAGATATCGGCGCCTCCCTGTTCAGTAAAGCGGGCATCGGGAATAAGCCGGAGGGGATCTCAGCGCAAAGCAAAACCATCGGCATCAAATGCACCAACGTCGAGGCGAACGCCATGCTCACGATGCGTGTTGAGGCGGAGAAGGTTTCAGGCAGTACGCTGGTTTCCGATAACGCGGATGTGGGTTTTGTGATTGCCAACAGTAATGGCGTGCCGCTGACGCCCAACAACCTGACCAGCAAAATCCCGTTCCGTCTGGACGACAGCGCTCAGGCGCAGGTGGGGATCCGCGCGTGGCCCGTCAGCGTGACCGGTAAAAAACCTGCCGAGGGGCGTTTTACCTCTCGCGGCTATTTACGCGTCGACTACGACTAAGGAACAGGTATGCGAAACGGAATGCGGTATTTAGCCGTCGCTCTCTTTGCGCTTTGCTCCCCTGCACACGCAGAGACGGCGCTTGGGGAAATTAACATTCAGCTCTACGGCAATATCGTGGATTTTACCTGCGTGGCGGAGGGGGACGACAGCAATAAAACCGTCACGCTCGGCACCTGGCCCACGAAACAGCTTCGCACAACGGGGAGCCGGACGCAGCCTGTACCGTTCACCCTGAAGCTGACCGGATGTCCGCCGGGGGCGGCTTCGGTCACATTTACGGGGAAGATGGACGGGCATGATAACAGCCTGCTGGCGCTGAATGATGCCAGCGCGGCCAGCAACGTGGCCGTGGAGATCCTCGACCGGGATAAAACGCGCCTCGCGTTGCAGCAGGCCAGCCAGACGGTGGCGGTAGATGCGCAGGGAAATGCCGAACTGTCGTTTTATGCCAATTATATCGCCACAGCGGATAACCCGCAGCCGGGACGGGCTGACGCCGATGCAACTTTCATGATTAATTATAATTAATCGTATCCACTCTCCCTGTAACGGTTATATGTTGCAGGGAGAGGGTAGGATTATAGTAATTCGTGCGCCTTCGCGTAATCAATTAATTCAACGATACTTTGCACGCCCAGCTTGGAAAAGATATTAGACTTATGAGCGCTAATTGTTTTGTTGCTAAGTAATAATTGATCCGCAATCTCCTTATTAGATAATCCGTTCGCCAGATATCGCAGAACCGTCACTTCACGATTCGATAACGGCATATCCACAGCGGCGCCCGTCCGCGAGCCCAGATGGTTTATAAAACTCAATGTTTCTGAGGGGAAGAAGGAATAGCCCGTCAGGATCATTTCCACCGCGTTATAAATTTCCCCCAGATCTTTTCGCTTACTGACAAAACCATTTGCCCCGGCGCGGATGGCGCGTCCTGCGTAGAAGGCTTCAGATTTCGAAGAGAGGAAAAGAACCTTAATGTCTTTATTTAAGTTCCTGATTCTTTTCAGTAATACGAACCCATCCGTGCCCGTCATTTCAATATCGAGAATGACCAGGTCAATGGGGTGGTTGCGTATACAGTCAAGCACCTCGTGGCTGTCGCCTGACTTCAGTTTGACCTGGATGTTTTTATTTTTCTGTAGCAGGACTTCTATCGACATTCTGACGATAGGGTGTTCGTCCATAATGATAACGGATGCCGGTTTCATTTTTTATGCCTCAGATTGTTAAAAGCGTTATGCTGAGTTTTGTTAAAACTCTCGAAAAGCCGGAAGGATAATTGCGCAGATCCTTGTACGGTAAATGTCCCTGGGAAGAGCGAAAGCATCCTTGTTTACGTAGTGGTGATATCAATGCCTCAGCGCAGTTATCTCATAAGGCTGGTTATGGCAAAATGATTTTTCTTATTCGCGTGTCAAACACGTCTTATTATACCGTTTAAGTATTGTCCGAAAAGCCTGTAAATTAATATCCATATATTGCTGATTATTATGTTCTGGATCTGAATCACTAACTTTTTAAAATTAGCAAAAATGTCCTGATATTGCATTTACCACACACTTTCATCTTTATGTAATAACAAAAAATAAACGATTTTACTGTGTGTTAAACGAATGTTAACAGCGAGCAGGCTGTGACAACCAGCATCCCGCCTGCCTGCCATCCCTGAAATCCGCCATTTCGTGCGTCATCTCTCCGTTTCAAACGCCTCCTGGCAAATTGCCGTTCCCAACAACAGAACAGTACTATCTGCTGTTTTCTTCACCTCTCATCGCATTCTTTTACAGGTGAATCGCTTGTTTTTACACCATTATCATCCTGTTAACTGAAGCGCCAGAACCTTAACGCATGGATAAAATCACTCTCGTTGAGCGTACCGGCAGCATTTCGCATGGTTTAAGACCTGGAATTAGGAATAGTTATAAAATCGAAAGTTTTGTTAAAAAACACAAAAATTTAACATATATCCTAAGTAATTTCCTAAAGGTCTTTAGGAATTAAGAAGTTACTGAATACGTTAATACGTGAAATCTGAGAGGTTGTTGAGAAGATGTAGCAACTCATGACGATGATTCAGCCCAAGTTTCGCCAGGATGCAGCTGAGACGGTAAATAATGCGGCTGTAGGGGCGGTTCTGTAACTGCGCGATCTGCCGCAAGGAGCTCCCCTGCGACAGCGCCTGTAAGATCGGCCATTCATCCCGTGAAAACCACTCTTTGCGGTTGCCGGCCGGTGACGGTGCTTCCAGCAAGGTTTGTTGCATAGCCAGCGCCGTTAGCTGGCGTTCAAGCACATGAAAAGGGCCAGCCGCTTTACAAAACAGGCGAGCATCATAATCATCGGCGCGGACGAGCAGGTAGGGTGTCAGGTAGGGGGCGAACAGGCTGTGGCGGCGTAATCGGTCCAGCAGGTCGATGAGCGGCGAGGCGCGGCTCTCAATGTCTATTACCAGACGCGATGAAGGCCAGTGATTTAAATCACTGAGGGCGGCTTCCAGCGTGGAATAGTCGCAGCAATTGCTCAGGGGCGACTGCCCGCTCAGTAAACCGGAACGGAAAAAATTATCCTGTGTGACCAGAATGATAAAGGGAGCATCGGTTTTGCGGGTCTGGTTGATTGACTGGCTCAAATATTCGAGACGATCAAAAAATGGGAGAGCAAAAGGCGAGTGCGTAGAACCCAGTGAATCACTTCCTGTCCGACGACGCCGGTAACGGCGCACTGTCATTCGCATAGCTTCCCTCTTGGCGATGACCGTTCAGTCCTCCTGCCATCTCCAGGATGGCCAATAATATCCCTGACCGAAGCGCGCGCCAGCATGAAGCGCGCAAGTACGGTCCCGTTCTGTTTCAATGCCTTCAATAAGCACATTCGCAGCGATTTTTGAACAAAGGGTGACCAGCTGTGTCAGCGCCTGCGTTTCACGTAAACGCCAGAAAGCGATCTTATCGATTTTTATTCCGCTTAATGGCAGGCGGCAGGATAAAAATGCTTGTCCTGACGCTTCATCAATATCATCCAGCCAGATCCGGTGTCCTCGCGCGGTCAACTGCTGAAGCGCACAACTCACCCTCAGACGCGCCGGGTCTGAGAGTGTAAAGAACGAGGCAGGCTCCACGAGTTCAATGTTCAGCGGTGGGCTGTTAAGTTGCAGTAAACGCTGGAACATTTCCGGTATGGTCAGAACGGTTATCGGCAAATTTATGAAAAGGTTGTCACAGGGGAAGGGTTTTTTTAACGCGGCGATCTGTGCTTCCAGCAGCATAAGCGCCCGGGCGGCGGACCAGTCCTGGAAAAAGCTTTCGTTTTGCTGATGCGGCGACAGCACACTGAGCACTTCGGCCCCCACCGTGCGCGAAGATGAGAGGGCGACAATGGGTTCAAGCTTAATGCCTGTAATATCGTGTGAGATGTGCTGCACGCACGAGGGAAAACCTGTCTGGTCTGGCGCTGTCACTCCGTCGTCCTGTTCACTTCCAGCCTCCAGGCGGCCGGGTTACCGCAGGACAGTGTGAAGGTGAAGTAAACAGGAAAACAGCAGGCGTTACTTAAAAGCGGCTAAGCCTTTTCGCAGCCCGTAAAAGAGGGATAAATGTTGAAAAAACAGCCGTATTTACAATCAGCTAGTCATTATCGCCAGAGAAGGCGGAAAAGGCATTGACTCACTACGCATTGACCGTATAATTCCAGGCGTTTCACCACCGCGAAGTACACTCTTCTCCGTGCGCCCTTAGCTCAGTTGGATAGAGCAACGGCCTTCTAAGCCGTAGGTCGTAGGTTCGAATCCTACAGGGCGTGCCATTTAAAAACAGTTACTTACGCCAGTTTCAAGCCAGCCTGATTTTCTCCTTGTGTCGTATTTGTGTCATGATTGCCAAAAATGGCATCAATTTTCCGTGCGTGTTCGCTTAAGTGGTTCGGTGCCAGGTGAGCGTATCGACGTACCATTTCGATGGACTCCCAGCCGCCCATTTCTTGCAGAACGGACAACGGAACGCCGGACTGAATTAACCAGCTCGCCCAGGTATGACGAAGGTCGTGAAAACGGAAGTCCTCTATACCAGCTCTTTCCAGTCCAATGCGCCAGGCGACATTGTCATCCACTCGCATTTTGCGGACAGCCGGAGTGACGGTTTTATCCGGGCGCGTTGATGGCTTCGTGTGAACGAATACCCACCTGGAACTTTTCCCGATCTGATCCCTTAACACCCTGCATGCGGTATCATTCAGAGCCACGCCGATAGCCTTGCCCGCCTTCGCGTTCTCCGGATTTACCCATGCAACCTTTCTCTGCATATCGACCTGCTGCCACTCCAGATCAATGATGTTGGAGCGGCGCAGGCCGGTTGCCAGTGCAAATATCACTACCGGCTTTATCGACTCCGGCATGCAGGCAATTAACCTTTCTGCCTCGTCCCTGGTCAGCCATCGGATGCGTTTGCTGATCGGCTTTTTGGTTTTTATAACCGGGGCCGTTTTAATCCAGCCCCAGTCATTAGCCGCAGCCTTAAACAGAGATCGCATGAAAGAAAGGTGCTGACTCTTTGTGGCCTGGCTTACCGGTTTCTCAACATACGGAGGCGGTTCCTTCCCCCGGCGTATAGCCGCGTCCCTGCGCGACTCCCAGACCTGAATATGCTTACGGTTGACCATCTTAGAAACAGCATCGTAAACCTGCTCGGCTGTGATGGTTGAAATATCCCGGCCGGAGAAATGCCGCAGGAAATATTCGATTTTGGTCTTATCGTCATCAAGTGACCGCTTATGCTCCTTCTCGCGGATCCACCTGATGCAACATTCCTCAAATGTCCTCGTCGGCAGCTCTCCAATTTTATCAACCCGCCACGCTTCTGCCTTCAGCTTGTCGTGCAACTCCTGCGCTTGTTTCTTGTCCCCCGTACCAAGAGATCGTCTAATTCTTTTCCCTGACGGCGTAACGAAATGACAGTGCCAGATGCCGCCTCTGAGGGTGATTGACATAAAATTTCTCCTTTATGTTCACCCGCGCTCGCGGAAACAGGATCGCGCGGGTCATGTAAATACGCAATACAGGCAACGTCGGTTGTGCGGTATTTGTTCCCGATCTTCTTCCCGGCCAGCTGCCCCGAGTCGATAAGACGGTAGACAGTTCTCGGTGAGGTAATTAGTAGCTCGGCCGCCTGTCTGGCTGTCAGTGTTTTTGCCTCAACCATGCATTTCCTCCAGACAAAAAAGAACCCGGCGCGGGGCCGGGCAAAAGGGATCACGAGGTGGCGCTTTCGCACCCAATAGCCAGCTCATAACTGGCTATCAGTTGCGTCACATGATGAATCCGGTCACAACAACCATTTCGATGCGGCCCTCATAAACAAGGATCGGTTCGCCAGTATCTACAGCTGAACCATCCCACTTGCCCACTTCTTCTTGAGCAAGGCCGCACTCAGTCGCCGCTTCCGCTGAATAGTCATTGGGCGATCCGAGTCGAAGGTTTACGCGTGAGATTGCATTCTCAATGTCCTCGTTATCCACCGAATTAATGTAATTTCCATGCGATAGCCGCAAGTCCTTCAAATCTTCTTCGTTTGCTTCAACGATAAAAAGATCAGTAGTTTCGGGGACATTTTCAAAAACTATCAGTACTTTCATGCTCTCTCCTCATGCCGCACGCTGGGCGCGCAGCTTCTTCAGGTGTTCTGCTGTTTCGATTTCTTCGGCGATCCGCTCGGCCTGTGCTTTGGTCAGCGGCTCGAATTCATGTTGAAAGCGGCCCATGCTGGCGATGCAGGTGCGACCGTTGCGGGTGTAGTGGATTACTTCGTGGGTAGCGCGGAGGATTTTGCAGGGCGCGCCGTGGTGATCGGCGTACCAGGTATTAGACTGGATTATCCTGAACATTGGGTACCACCTTAAATTCGATTACCCAGACCCAAGGGTTGTGCTTGAAGCTTTGATCCGGATAGATGCTGTCCCATAACCCGCGGAACCACAGCCATTTATCCATGGTCCCGCCGTAAGGCGCAGGATTTGCGGGATAACCTTCTTTCCCCGCGTCTTCATCGCTGACGCTGGCTAAGCGCTCCACTCGCATGCCGGTAATCTCCAAGGTTAGACGACTGGCCCAGCGCGGCATGTGAATCGAAGGCGTCCATTTACCATACGGGCCGTTGCCGTCTGCCGCATAAAGCAGAGCCGAACAACCAGCAGGCTCTTCATGATCAGGAACCGCGCAGAACGTTTCGCGCACCCAGATGCGATCGCCAACGTCGCCGAACGGGCAAGAAAACTGCTTTGAGCGCGCTTTAATTCCACGGGCGTCTTCTTGAGACCAAAAATACATTCCGATCTCATTGGCTATGGACGACCCAATAATGCGTCGCAGGCCAAACTCTGGAGTGTCTGGCTGGACCTTCATAATTCGCCGCGTTTGCGTTTTCCGGCCGTCGAGGATGGCGCGCACCATCTCTCCGTTAAAAATCATTCCGCGCTCTTTCACTGGATCCCCCTCTGCTTATTCTTCAACTCAATGACGGATTGGCAATCCGCGCACGTCTGGCAGCCGGGCACGGCAGCGCGCCGTGGTTCGGGAATTGGTTCGTCGCATTCTTCACAACGCTCAGCTGATACGTCGTTACGGTTCACTCGGTGAGCGGAAAGGGCAGCGTTACGCTGAAGCTCTTCAATCTCTGCTGCGGTGTCGATGATGTCATGTTCAATGCTCCCGGAACTGTCGGTTAATACGGTTGAAGGTGAACGCCAGCAATAAAAAAGGCCGCTTTAGCGACCTGGTGATTAGTGCTTTCATGCTGCGCCGCCTTCATTCTTTTCGGCTTCGACCGCCATCTGCTCAAGCCGTCGCGATAGCTCGGCGGCCAGCGTCTGGAACTCTTCCTCGGTCGCCACCGGGATCGGCACAAATCGAATCCCGATGTGGGCCAGGTGATTGGCAATTTCGATGCTTTTTCTCAAATCAACTGGTGATGCTCTGTTCATGCTGCACGCTCCAGTTCTGCGAGCCCGCCGCGCACCGCGTCGATGATACGTTCGAGGTACTGATAATGATGGTTCGGCACTGAAGGCCATTTTGCGTACCATGGATCATCGCCTAGCAGGTTAAGCAGCTTGTCGCCGACGAGATAATTGCAGCAGCTCGCCTTCACATCTTCAGCATCTTCAGCCTCATCCCACATTGAGCGGGCTTCATTGCCGTCAATTTCCTGCTCACGACGCAGCCGGATAATCTCACCCTTAACGAAAGCGAGGTTGGCGTCATTGTCATCATCCACTGTGCGTTGCAGTTGCGGGTCGAAATAGCCGATTAGGTAATCATTGCTGACGCGCTTAATGAAGTCCTGAACAGTGTCACCACCCATAGCAAACCAAGCCCCGGTCCACGCCTTACCGAAGCAGGTGATGGTGATGCGACCCTTACCGGGCTCATAGTTTTCAATCATCACCCTGACTGGGTCGAGGCGTTCAACATCTGAAATGGTAAACGCCAGAACATCGCTTTTTTCAACCTTCACGATTCAACTCCGAAGCGGCGATTAAGCCGCCCTGTGTATACGACAAACTCCAGGGGGCTAACTCCCAGAGCTTCAATTTTCTTGTGATGCTTGTTGATGATGGGAGGCACCGTTTCGTTCCGGTTAGGCTTTGGCTGCAGCGGCGGCAGGCGGCGCGGATGGCGTTTTCATTTGCTGGCGTCATGCGGCCTCCGTTTTCACAACTTGGACGGCGCAGCCGGGCAGCAATTCAACCGCGGCGGTGGCGCACTGATTGCCCCAGTGGTGCCAGCCTGGCGCCGCGCTGCGGCTAAACAGCTCAATACGCGGAACATCTCCGTAAAGCAGCTCCAGCCGGTGGCGAACTTCCCACGGCTTTTCGCTGTGTGCGCCCAGCGGGCTGTATACCACCTGCTTAATCCCGGCGTGCTTCCGTTCCAGCCCGGCGCCGCGGGTGGCAATCAGCAGATCTTCTGTGTTGGCCCGGGTGTGGTTGCCGCCGTTCATGCGCGTCTCGGCGTTAAGCAGATCGAGGAAGTCGTAAAAGTCGGTGACTTCACCCTCGGCCAGCGCCTTGTTGATGCGCAGCTCGGCGTTATGATTCAGTTTCACCCAGGTAAAGCCCTTCATCGTGCGAACGGTAAATCCCCAGGCCTCGGCCAGTTCGATCGCCTCCTGGTTATGCGTGCCGGTGTACCACATCGCCAGCACCGCGTTTTCGGTGGCAAGTTCCCAGACTGGCAGACGCTTGATGTCGATTAACTTCATGGTGGAGTAGTGATCGGCAGCGGCCCCGTTACTGATGGTGTTGCCGTAAGACCAGGGAGGATCAGCATAGATAAGAGAGTATTTTCCGGTCATGCATCCTCCCGCTCCGGATCGCTAACATCCCAGCCATTACGCTCAATATTGGTTTGCAGCCGCTTATCTCCGACCTCATCGATGCTGCGGCCGGTAATCGCTGCGACTTCAGAGTTTGAGTGCCGCCACAGCAGCGCCAGCTCTTCGGTAGTCCATTCAGGCATGACTTTTCCCCCTGCCGATCGGGCAAGTGAGTTGCGCTTGCTGCGCACGGAGTGGATAGAGCGGCCGGTGGCCGCGGCGATTTCTTCGGGAGTGAATCGGCCAAACAGAAACAGCTCTGCTTTGGTCCACCTCCTGAAGTTCGTACTGGCTGGGAATTTCACATCGAGGCAAGCCGCCTGGGTGTAAACGGCGCGCTCTGTTCTTTCCAGTTTTTTGGCAATCAATGAGATGGGCATCTGTCCTGCAACTTCATGCAGGAACAGGTTTTCCCACGGCTGCCAGTGATTGGCGCCCATGACTATCTCCACTGTTCCCCGAACGTGAATCCGATCTCCGCCAGCGCCTCGTCCATCTTCTCAATAAACTCCGGCACCATTTCGTTGAAATCGGACATGTACTGCGGATCCCGCTCAACGACGACGTGGTGAATACCTTCGCGTTTCATGCGCGGGTCGTAGTTGGCAAAAAACCAGGCGTCTTTCCCGGTCACCCACATGCTGTACTGCACCTGGGCCATGTACGCGGACTTGATGGCTTCGAAACCGCCAAGGCGGAATTTCATGAAGTCGCGGGAGGTGAACGGACATTTCAATTCGAGGCCGAATCCGTTACTGCACAGGCCGTCAGGAGAGCACGCAGTGCGCATGCTCTCGTCACGGAACAGGATCGGAGACTCCGTGACTTTTACGTTCGTTGTGAACTCGAAGAGAGCACGGGCGTCTTCTTCATACTGCTTGCCCCAGGCCAGCGCCTTGGCGTTAACCTCTGGCGCAACGCCGGTGCATACCTCGGCGAGCAGCGTGTGGAAGTAGGACATTTTCATGTCAGTCCACTTCTTCCCCGATCTTGGCTTGGCGATGACGTTGTGCACTTCAGAGGCGGTGATAACGCCGAGGCGCAGCCGGTGCCATGCCTCGTCGCCTTGCTGGATAGTGGTTACGTCAATACCGGTCCGGGCCAGGATAATTTCTGGTGTCATGCTGCCGCCTTTTGCCTCAGGAACCCGAGAGCCTTAACGCCTTCCACTTCTGTTAGGTCGGCTGGCTGCGAGATAGGGCGTTTGAAAATGCGTGAACAGAGAGGGAGAAGATCGGCATCCCATGTCTTATCCAAAGAGACAAGCAGGTCGTTTATCTCTTTCTGCGTGGCTTCGCTAAGCGGCGTAATATCGCGCTCTGGCTGACGCTCTGCTACAAAGTTGATACCTTCCTCACCTTCGGTATTAACGTGGTCGATTGCGGCATCCAGACGTTCACGGCGCGGCCAGTATTTTGCTGCCTGTTTCACGACTGTCTTGAGGATCATCTGCTCTTCATCGGTGACCCATGGACACTTCTTGCTGTTGTCAGATTTGTACTTCTTCCATGCTTCAGACCGGTCACGGATAGAGTAGATGGCATCAATACGCATCGTGTGAGTGAGGTAATCACCATCGTCAGTTTTTACCGTTACATACGCCCCTACGATGTCCCCGCGCTGTTCTTCGGTATCAAAGTCGTTGTAGATGTGGATCGGCGGCTTATCGAGCCCCTCGCGGCGGAATTGGTCGTTCCTACGAACTATGGCCGACTGACACCACTTAATTGCGCCAGACTGCTGCGCAATGTGCATCAGGCCCATGTAACTGATGTCGAGGCAAATGGCCCCTTTACGCGGAACCAGGTAAGCAAGCTTCTGAGCCGGGTTTAACGAAATGCCGATAGCTGCAACGTTGATGATCGCGTTCTGCGTGCTGGTCTGGTTCTGAAATGCAATCTTGGCGAGGTAGTCGTTGTTTTGAAATAGCTGGATGGCGAACTGGCTTTCCTTGGCCCACACCATCCTCTCGTCAGTGGCCGCCTTAGTGAATAGCGGCTCCTGTTGTTTGACGAAATCAATAAGGGTTAAGCTCATGATCACTCCTTAGAACGGGCAGGGCGCTTGGCGTTGCCATTCTTCTTCGGCGCGGGCATATGCGCAGGCCGAAATGTATTCGTTGTATGCCTCTTCGGCCTTTTCTCCGATAAGCGCAAACTGGGCTTCCTGGGGCAGGAACAAATTACTCATCTCCAGAGGTTTCGCAGGGAACATGGCGATCAGTTCCTTCGCCCGGTCGTCGATCCACTTCTCTTTCTCGTCGGTGAGTTGCTGCTCAACCCAGCGCCGATCTTCGATGCGGTCGTAAGTGAGGTATGCGTTCATGGTTGCCTCAATAATGAATTTTCGCGCAGGG